CGTTTGACCGAGCATTTGAGCGATATTTCCAATGCTTGCGACTGCATCGCCTGCTATATCGAACTGACGTACCAGCCAACCTTTTATATCCAATTTGGTGCCGTTTAGTGATTTATTTAAACTTTCGGCAATAAAGACTGCAATCCCCATGATGATGTTGGCTAGAGCACCAGTGGCTTGACCTAAAGCAAAAGCTAGCTTCTCTCCAAATCTTGCAGCTGCTTGCAATACAGTTCCATCAGCGAAAATATCTTTTAGAGATTGCCAGATACCTGCTAGAGCAGTTTTAAAGCGGTCAAGACTATCAGCTCTGAACGACATGTTAAAGCCATCTTTAAACAGGTCTTTTAATTTTGAGAGGTAATCAAAAAGAGGTTGTAGAGTCTTATCCCATCCGTCAAATATGGACTTAAACTGGTTGTCCATATCAGTCAATTCTATTTCTGGCAAGATGTCAGCTCCGCTTCCTGAGCCTCCACCTTTACTACCCTTGCCTCCGCCTCCAGAACCACCGCCTGAACCCGCTCCATCTGAACCATCGTCTTTGTTTAGATTCAGAGTGGTAATCTCATCAAAACCAGCTAATCCCATCAGCTCTTTTGCTGCCTTCTTAGCTGATTTAGCAGTATCATCTAGATTACCTGCGGTACCCCCAGATGCGTCATCTACACCGTCCATGGCGTCGCCTAGACCACCTACTGCATCGTTTGCGTTTTGTGCACCCTGAGCAAGGTTTCCAACTGCGCTATTCTTCACATTGGCTTTTTTGTTAAACATCAAACCAATAAACTCAGCGAGCTTGGCAGTGATATTTTTCAAGACCATAGCAAACGAATTAAGTACAGGCATCATAGCGTTGATAATCGGCAACATTGCATTACCGATATTTAGTGCTGCATCGCTTAACAGCGACTTGAACATGCTAATACGACCGTTTACAGACTGCTGTAAGGTATTTCCGTACTTAGCTGTTGCTTGCTCCAAAATCGCCATCAAGCGGATTTGTTGCTGGGTGTTGTAGTCTAATTGTTGCCAAGATTGCCCATTCGCAAAACGTTTGAATGCGTTGGTTGATTCAATCATAGCAACATTGACATTTATTCCGAGGTCTTCGATAGCTTCGGTATTCCCCAACAAGCCCGAACGAATACGCTCCATAACATCGGTCATGGTCCGTCCGCTACCTTGCGCAATCACAGCGGATGTCTGTAACATCTTACCTGTATAAGCGCTCAATTTGTTAGAATCCTTGATAAAGTTGGAAAACAGGTTGGAATAGACCGCTCCATACTTAGTAGCTTCACCTACGCTCATGTTCATAGCGTTGGCATTGTTATCAATCCATTTTAAAAATGCTTGGGAACTTTCGCCCATCTGTCGTTTGATTTGATTGACCGAAGCACTGACTTCAAGAGCCATCTGGGTAGAATACATGCCCAACTGAACCATTTTTTGCCCTAGATAAGCCAAAGCAGCAATTTTCCCTAAACCAGCCAATGCCGAAGCGATACCGTTCGCCTGCTTAGTAACGCCTGCTCTCAAGCCTTTTGTACTGTTTTCAATCTTGTTTTGAGTCTGCTTCATCTGAGATTCTAACTGCTTCATCTTCTTCTGAAACGGTGCTATCTCACCTTCAACAATAACTCTCAACTCTTCTAACGTAACAGCCATCGTTCCCTCCTTTCTCCATTATTCGGAAGTTGTGAACCTTCCTTTCATTCTTTCTGCGTAAGCCCTCATCTGCTCCTGATGGATTTTCAAATCACGCTCAATACGAGCTTGTTCAATCTGTGCCCTATCCTCTTCGAACAAAGTAGGATAGAATTCCCAAATGTCTGGCGCCTCACCTTTTTCCTGAAACATCAGAGAAACAAAGCGAGCTATCATCTGCGATTGAATAAAGTGATGAGAAGCTATTTCCTTCTGCTTCTGGAATTGTTGCCTGTTGTAACTCTCAACCAACTCTTTCAATTCCAAAAGAGTGTATTCCCAAAAAGAAAACGGGTCTATCCCTACATCTAATGCCGTTGGATAAAACCCGTTAATCAATTCTGCGACCGAACAAGGACCAGAACCTACTCGACTGCTGTCAACGTCGATTCTTCCTTCTCCTTGTTCCGAGGAATAAAACCCGATACTTCGAACAATGGTACGATGATATCAGTCATCAATTCAGTTTGTCCATAACCTTCGTCAATGTAATCATCGAACAAGTCATAGACATCATCCAATTTGATACCATGATGGAACTTCTGCAAAGCACCTTGAACAACCAACAACATGACCTTCAAAGGTGGTAGATTGAACTGTTCGCCTGGTTGTGGCATAAAGATTTTGAGCAAATTAACGCCCAATTTTTCTTCAACCTCACAGGCTTGGCGAGTGCTAAGACGCAATTTATAGTCTGTTCCCTTGACGGTCCAAGTGATATATGGTTTACGTGTTGTCATCTATTCCTCCTTAAAGTACGGTTGGGTCCGTGAATTCCAAATCTGACTGCAGAGCCAATTTCAATGTAAACTCGATAGCAGAGTTGACACCGCCACCGCCCAGCTTGACAGCAATCTGAGCTGAGAAGCGGACGGTAGTACCGTCTGGATACTCTTGCTCAAAATAACGTACAGCCTTGGCATCTGCCAGTTTACGCAAAGTGCGATAACTAGAAGTTGTTTTGGAATTCTCGTACTTGAATTTATATTCCAATTCGCCAGCGTCACCAATACCAAATTCATACTGCTTAATGGTATCCGCAAGGGTCGTATTCTCAACTTTCTCAGGGTCAATACCAAGTTCTGGAACTTCTTTCAAGCCCTCGATAACTGTATAGCTAGACCCTTGGGTTTCGCTCATTTTCAATTTAATTCCGTTTGCTAACATGTTTTATCCTTCCATTCTGTATTGGTAAACGATTCGGGAGTTTAGATCTAAAATCCCTTCAAATCGCATGACTTTGTGTCGTAAGTGCGTTGGGTCGGGTGTATCCACGCTGGATGTACGTTTTAGCCCGAGAGATGCAAAAATCGCATCAATCGCTACGGCTAATTCCGACGTGCTATCATTGTGGAAAATATCGACCTTGTAGCGCAAATAGGACATCTGTTCTGTATCATCTGTAATCTCGTAAGGCTTGTTTTCCTCTTCCAAGTAGATGATAACGGGGAAATTCTCCCAATCTTGCGGATAAGTATCTGTCACATTATCCGCAACTTCTTTTAATTTCTTGTAAATAATAGGCTTAATATTTATCATTTGCTGACCTCTTCAATTAACTTACGCTTGACAAATCTATTGATGTTCTTCGTGACTCGCTCTTCATTATCCTTGAGGGCTGGATAAAGATAAGGCTGGGCGACTTGACCAAACATCTTGTAAAACTCGCCGAACTTTTGAAAACGATAAGGGCCCACATCAATCTGGGACTCATGGACATACCAAGGTGTACTGCGATAAGACACGCTGACATTTGGAGAAATACCTGCGTGGTTTGCAGCACCTTTTGGACCAGTACCAAATTCAACAAATCCGCCATGGTCTGATGTGCTAACCACTTCAGCTCTCGGATTCCCAGACTTAGACATCCGAACTTTAATACCTGCTCGCAAATCACCGTTGTTTGCAGGGGCTCGTAACTTAGCATCTGCTTGGACAACATTCTTGGCAGCGTTGTGGACAGCTTTTGCCATGATTTCGGTCTGTCGTTGACTAGACAATCGTTTGAGCTTTGAGATTAACTCATCAGCACCTATCAATTGCGACATTGGTCCAGCTCCAAGACTTGATGATTTGTATATCGCTTAATAGAAATAACTTTATGAGTCACTTTATCGCTATTGATGCAAAAGCCATCACCTTCATCTATAAGAGTCTCACGGTCTACCAAGCAATTCAAAATATATACCAATCTCTGACCGTATATCTCAGCTTGTAAACGACCACTAGCAGGCCATATCTCAGCCCGTATCTCAGTAGCAACATCGCTATAAGTAGCTTTCTTGATACCCTCATCACTCGTCACTATGACAGCTTTACGGATCAGATACGGCTTCAGTCGGTTTCGCTTCAAACGCACGACCTGCCACCCTTGCGAGTCTATGACTTCGGATACCATTCAAAATAGTATCTGACAGCCCGTCTTTATATGACACAGACACGCCCCCTTCACTTCGCGATGTTTCACCTTCGCTTCCTTGGTGGTTGTACAACTCGAGTGCTACTTCCAGTTGCATTCCTTCAAGCGCTGGCGTAAGCTGACTTCGATTCGTCTCAGTCAAAATGATATTTTTTGCCCTCAAAAGCAAAGACGAGAGGATTTTATCATCACTCTCGCCTGTCAATATTTTCAAATCTTCTAGCATATCCGCCCCCTATTTTGCAGGAGCTTCTGCTCCTTTGGTCTTGATTTCTTCAATGTAATCAGCCAAATTTACATCTTGCAATTTAGCGTTTTTCTTCATCTGCTCATGACGTTCCTTGGTCAATTCTATGATATCGTCAACACGATGAACAAAACCAAGCTCATCATCAGTAAACTCTTTTAATACCTTAACGCGCATTTAGGACCTCCATCAATTCATCTTTGGTCATTGCGGAATAACCTTCAACGTGTTTTTCTTTAGCCAAGGCTTTCAGCTCCTTCGTTGTTAAGTCGGCTAAATTTGTGTTTTGTTTATCCTCCGAATGACGGCGCAATAACATCCCCATTACGAATTCCCTCCAAATTTAACGACCTTAGTATCATCGTATAAGTAAACACCATAGTATTCATCTCCTGAATAAACTGTTGTTTTTTTCAAGATGTCGCGGTCGCTTTCGATTTGCACGTTTCGCTTGAGGTTGATTACAAAAGCTCCATATTTTGCATCATCGTCCATATCCGTTTGGAGAGGAGATACTTTAACAAGGAAGCCTTTCCCTTCTTCAACCTTATTAGTGCGAACAATTTGCACCCCTGAAACTTCGCCAAAAGTACCTGAAACAACGACATCTGCGCCAATCTCAGAACCTTTTAACCATGTCTTGCCTGCATCTGCACGCAACTTGATTGCATCTTTAGGGTTGACAAGAGCAACATAACGACAATCCTCTTCGTCTGAAAAAATTGTCAATGCTTTATCGATAGCGTCTACTGTTGTAGGTGCTTCTGCAATGTATTGTGTTGCTGTTTTGGCGACTGCGACTAGGTCATTGTCTACCTTGTTTGCGATTGCAAGAGCGATTTGGTTTGCACCTTCGCTGTACACATCGCCATGACCTACCAAAGCAGCTTTATCGGTAATCTCAATAGCTTTACCGGCTTGCTTGATGGTCATTGTGGTCTTATCTGTGCCAAGTTGGTCGATTGGAATAGCCTGACCCTCTGTGATTTCGGTAGCATCGCCAGAATACGTCCATTTAGGTACTGTCAAAGTATCCCCTGGAACACCGACCAAGGCTGTTTCTACATATGCAAGTGGTGTAAATTTAATAAGTTTAGGCAGCTTGTAAGATACCATATCTGCCATAACTTCGGGGTTAATCATCTGTGTGGTTGTTGTCATTCCTGTTGCCATATTTTATTATCCTCGTAACTTTCTATATAGTTCTGGGTCACGTTCAAAAAGTTCATTTCGACTCCGTACTCCCATGCGATTGAATTGTTCTTTGGTGATTTCGCCAGATTCCACTGGCGCTTTCTTCATCGGTGCGCTTCCTTTGGTCTTATCAGCAACGCCTTTCAAGACTGCTGCTTCCCAAGTCTTTTGAATAGCATCAATGGAATCACGTACACTATCAGCGTCAGCAAGATTAACCACGTCTACTAACTCGATTGGTAAGCCACGTTCGCTTAAAATCGTCTTAGCTTCCGCAGTTAGCTCTCGGCGTGTGATTTCCGCTTCACGGTCAGCCAGGTCCTGTTCACGCTTATCAAGCTGGTACTTCTGCTTGTCTTCGGCGTTCATCTTGGCTAATTTCTTAGCTTCTGATTCAGCTTTTTCCTGTTCTGCCTTCCATTTAGCGAATTTCTTGTCAATGATGGCATCGACATCGGCATCGGTGTACTTCTTTTCGTCTTTCGGGTTTGTTGTGACTTGTTCAGGTTCAGCTGCTACCTGTCTGTCATCTTCGACCACTTCGACTGTTTGTGTTTCTTCGTTCATTGCGAACCTCCTATTTTTAAAGTCGTCCCCGACTGTATTTCCATAGCTTTTACCGTCTTCAATGCTTGGACCAAAAAGAAAACTGGTCAATTTCGACCAGTTTAAAGTAATTTAGAGTAGTTTCAAGCAGTCTTTCGTGCTGTCAAGATGAGCGACCACCTCCTTGTTAACGACTAAACCAAGACTTCTTGGACAACTTGTCCGCTACCTTTTTCTCAAGATAATCAAATCTCGAATTAGTAGCTTGTGCATTGCGTTCGACGATTGAACGTAGCTCAGAAATTTCATTTGCCTGTTTGGCGTTTTCATCAAGTAGACTTTTAATGA